GCCCCGGAAGGTGCCATTTGACGGACCGGCTCACGCTGCCCACCGAAGTCTCGGCCCCGCTGGTCCTGCACGGCGACTGCCTCGACCTGCTCGCGGGCATCCCGGACGCGAGCATCGACGTCGTGATCACGGACCCACCCGCGGCCGTCGCGTTCATGGGCAAGGATTGGGATCGCTTCGACAAGTACAAGCCCCGCACTGCCCGGGGCCGCGAGATCTCTGCTCGGCTCGGGCGCGACGACCTGATCCGGCGCGCGGCGAACTTGCTGCTCGGGCTCTCGCTGTCGGAGCGCACCGAAGACCTGCCCGCGCGCGAGGAAGCTGCTGCGCTCGCGGCCGAGCTGCGCGAGCGAGCAACGTCACCAGCCCCGCTCCCGCCGTGGGCGATCGGCTTCGTGGCCTTCATGGTGGACGTCTGGAGCGAGGTCGATCGCGTGCTGAAGCCGGGCGCGTTCGTCTGCGCGTGGGCGCTGCCGAAGACGGCGGACCTTGCCGGACTCGCGATGCGTGCGGTCGGCTGGGGCGTCGAAGAGTCCGTTTTACATTTGTTCGGGTGCCTCTCCGATGATGCGGAGATCCTCACGGAGTACGGCTGGCTTAGCGGCCAGCAAATGCACCGTGCGACACTCGCCCTATGCTATGATGTAGACAGTGGCATATACCAGTGGCGTCCAATTGAGCATCGTGTTCGGTTCCGTCATGTCGGCCGGGCTTATCGAATCGTCGGCGAAGGAACCGATCACACGGTCACCCCCGACCATCGGTGCGTCGACATCCGCCGAGGATTCATTACCGCCGAGCAAGCCGCATCCCAACAGGCGTTACACGTTCCCATACCCGATGGCCTGCACGGTCTGCGGTTCGACGTGGCAAGCGATGGCGCCCTGGCAGATTCGCAAGGGCAAGACGTGCGGCAAGGTCTGTGCGGGCGAGTTGATCCGGCGAGCGAAGACGGGCCGCACGAGCAAACCCAGGCACTGCGAGATCTGCGATGCGCCCTTCTGGCCGCGGAACCTACGACCGAACTATCGCTATTGCTCGCGCCGTTGCTACGGGGTTTGGCGGAGCAAGGACCCGGAGATCCGGCAACACATGCATCGCATATCTGCTTTGGGTCGAGCAGCGACGACGCCCGAGGGTCGCGCTCGTGGTGCGTTGAAGATGACGGGTCCCCTGAACCCCGCCTGGAAGGGCGGCCGACAGATGACGCTGTCTCGCATGCCTCGGATCATGGTGCGGTGCCCGGCGGAGTTTGGCGGGATGGCTCAAAAGAGCGGGTATGTGTTCGAGCACCGGCTGGTGATGGCGCAAGCGATCGGCCGGCTGCTGACGCGGTCGGAGGTTGTCCACCACATCGACCACAACACGCTGAACAACGACATCTCGAATCTCATGTTGTTCGCCACGAACACGGACCACAAGTTGTTCGAGTCGCGCGGGGAACCTCCGCCGCTGTGGGACGGTTCGAGGCCGTCGAGTTCGACGGATTCATGTGGTGCGTCACCGTCCCGACCGGGGCGTTTGTTGCTCGGTCCAACGGCATGCCCTTCGTGACGGGCAACTCGGGCATGAGCAAGGCTGGGGACCTCGGCAAAAAGATCGACAAGCTGCACGGAGCCGAGCGCGAGGTGACCGAGACGGTGCCAGACAGGTGGGCCGGGAAAGGCGTGACGCTACAACACGCGACCGAGGAGCCGCGGGAGTCCGTCGACCTGCGCCTGAAACCCGCGACCGAAGCCGCCAAGCGCTGGACGGACTGGTCAACCCAACTCGCCCCGGGCCACGAGCAGTGGCTGATCGCACAAAAGCCGCTGACCGGGTGCACGCCCGAACGGCTGCGCGAGGTCACGGGGCTCGACTACGCATGGTCGAGCCGCGAGCTCAAAAACGCGAAGGCCCGAGCCTGGGCAGCGAGCCGATGGCCGGGACACGACCTCAACGGGTGCACGCACTGGACCGGACGCTCGCTCCGTCCGGGACATCCGAGCATCATGCGACTGATCCGCGACGGCGAGATCGTGGCCGAGCAGGAGGGTGCGAAGTACAGCCGGGCTCCGATCACCTCGGACGTCGTGCAGGTACTCGCGCACGGGTGCGGGGCGATGAACATCGGGGCGTGTCGAGTGCCGCGGGGCGAGGGTGAGCGGGCCGAGCGAGAAGCTGCAGCGACAGGCGGGAGCGGTCTTGCCCGCGGCACCGTCTACGGCGATGCGAACGAGACCCCGGCCTACACGATGGCGAGCGCCGGCTCGTGGCCGAAGAACGTCGTGTTGACCGAAGGCGGCGAGCGCTGCCCGGTTGCGGAGCTGGACCGACAGAGCGGTTGTCTCGGGGCGGGCCATACTCCAAGGCGTCCCGCGTCCGCGTTTGCATTCGGCAGCACGGACGACAACCGGACTGACGGCGGCCCCAACAATGGTCACGGCGACAGCGGCGGGGCGTCGCGATACTTCACCCGGTTCGGCCTCCCGCTCGCGCCCGGGGACAGCGACGCTTTCGGGTACTTCGCGAAGAATTCGGACCGCCGCGCCGGCACGCGCGAGGACATCATCAACGATCACCCGACGCCGAAGAGCATCGAACTCATGTCTTGGCTCGTCCGGCTCCTCGCCGCGAAGGCCGAGCACACGGGCGGAGCTCCGGCGATCGTGCTCGATCCGTTCGGCGGTTCGGGTACCACGGCTGTCGCCTGCATCGCCGAGCAGGTCCGGTGCGTCATCATCGAGCGCGACGCGAAGAGCATCGAGATCACGCGGGCACGCATCGCCGCAGCGGTCGGGGATCCCGAAGCAGCGGCCGAGGCCAACGCCGTCGCGCCAACGGGCGCCCAACTCACGCTGATCTAGTCTCGCTCGCGCGGACCGTGCCAACCGTGCGATCCTTGCGGGACCATGGGTAAGTCACGACCGACAGCCGCTGCAAAACAGCCAGCCACGAGGGCGTCCTCGAAGCGAGCAAGCGCATCGAAGGGCTCGCGCTCGACAGCCACGAAGGCGCGGAGCGATAGCAAGTCGGCACCCGCCAAGGCCACGAAGACCGACCACAACAGCTCGCAACAGGTCGGCGAGCTCGCGGCGATCCTGCGTGGCGACTTCACGCCCGGGCTGCCGGGATGGCTGACCGGCACGGCCGCATACTCGTGGTTTCTGACCAACGGTGTCGCTCGTCAGATGATCGGTCGCTTCACGATCCTGATGACGAAGCCGGCCCACAAGTACACGAACGTCGATGTTCGCGACTTCGATTGGGCGCCCACGCAGAGCAAGCTCGACGATCTGAAATTCAAGAACGCCTGCCGCATGGCCGCGACGTGGGCGTTCGTTTTCGGCGCGGGGATCATCGAGCACGTGGTCGACGATGCTGGGCGCGCTGAGGCAGGAGAGCCGCTCGTCCTCGCCAACGTGCGCGCGTACAAGGAGCTACGCATTCACACCGCGTACAACCTGCGACCCGAGTACGGGTGCGACTGGAAAACCGCCGAGTGGTTTTTCACCCAGCACACCGGCAAGCGCCGCAAGATCCACCGCTCGCGACTGACGATCATGGTGGTCAACGACACGCCCGACGGCATCACGTTGCCGTCCGTGAACGGGGGCTGGCCTCCGAGTTGGATGGAGGGGATCTACCAGTCGTTCAACGAGTGGACGCGTGTCGAGTGCGACGTTTCGGCGATCATCCGCACGCTGTCGATCTTGCATCTGAAGCTCCAGGGCTGGGCGCTCGCGGCCGCGAACCCGGACGGAGAGGAAGCGCAGGCTGTGGCCCTCCGACTCCAGCAAGCGCTTGCGAGTCTGAGCACTCACGGGCTGCTCGTGATGGACAAACTCGACGAGCTCGGCGACGTCTCGCGCAACATCTCCGGGCTCGACAAGCTGGTCGAGCGCAAGGCTCTCCGCGCGGCCGCCAACGCGGGCGTGCCGAAAGAGCTGCTGCTCATGGAGGCCGAGGGCAACCTCGGGACCAACTCTGCGCCGCTCGACGCGTACTACGATCTCGTGAGCGGGTGGGCCGAGCAGATGATCGTTCCGGCGATCACGTACGGCTCCGAGATCGCGCTCGCGGCCGAGAGCTACAGGACCAAGCTGACCGGCGAGACCCTGGTCGTGCCGTCGCAGTTCATCGTGGTTTTGGGCGAGATCCAGACCGCGAACGGCAAGGAGAAGGCCGAGCAGCGGGACGCGAACGCGAAGGCACGCAAGACCGACTACGAGTGGGGGCTGCCGCTCGACGTGCTTCTCACTGATCCCGACCTGCGCGACAACTACCCCGACCTCGACGCGCATCTCGAAGCTCAGGCTACGCGTGAGAAGCTCGCCCGCGAGAAGGTGGCCGCGGCCGGTCTCGACAACCCCGAGGGCGAGGACATGATCAGCGCCGCGCAGGCGGCCAAGACATTCGGGATCTCGGCTGGCACGCTGATCAAGCTGGCAAAAGAGAAAAAGGTCCCGGGTCGGCAGATCGTGGGGCGGTGGAAGTTCTACCTGTCGAGGGTCCGAGAGGCGCTCATGGGCAAGTCGCCCGCCGCGATCGAGAGCGCTGCGGCTGACCAGCGGCTCGACGACATCGGCCTGAGCGAGTCCACGAAGTTCGGGGACGCGTGGGGCGAGTCCGACGCAATGAGGGAGATCTTCGCCGTGCTCGAGCGCGTGCGCGACAGCGGGCTCGCGGTGCTGCTGCTCGGAGAGACCGGGACCGGCAAGGAGGGGATCGCCCGCGGTCTCCACGTCGGCGACGGCCCGTTCGTGGCGATCAACTGCGCCGACCTCGACGATGACCCAGTCGACGCGGCGAAGCTGCTGCGCAAGGCCCTGGCAGCGGCGGCCGGCGGCACGCTGTTCCTGGACGAGGTCGGCGACACCCCGCGCGAGGTCCAGTCGGCGTTGCTGCGGGTGCTGTCGAGCCCGCACGACGCCCGGATCGTGTCGGCGACGTCGCTCGACGCCCGCGAGCCTTGGGTGCTGCGGCCGGATCTGTACTACCGGCTGGCCGAGGTCGAGGTCGAGGTCCCGCCGCTGCGCGATCGCGAGTCGGACATCGTGGCGATCGCGCGCGGGATCTACGAGGACTACACGAAGGCACGAGGCTACGAGCCAGCGGACCCGCCGTTCACCGACGCCGCGATCGCCACGATGCTGATCTACCCGTGGCCGGGGAACATCCGTGAGCTGAAGTCAGCCGTGAGCCGCGGCATCGAGTTGGCACCTCGCGCTACGCCAGTGGGCGTCGAGCACATGCAGCTCAACATCCGCGAGCGGTGAGCCTCGGGAATTACCCAAGCGGATCCGCGGACACTGGCCGAGCTTGCCCGGTGAGCCAGGCCACAGCGCGACGGCGACCTACGAGGGGCACGGCGAGGGGCACGGCGAGTGGCGCGATGATCGGTTCGGCGAGGTGTTCGAGTTCAAGGTGCCAGCCGGTGAGCCGATGGACTGGGCGCCGACGACCAGCCTGGCGGACGTGCTTTCTCGCGGTCACTTCTGGGCTGGGTGCGAGCGCATCGAGGTGATCTACTACCAGATAGTCGTGATGGGCGAACACGTCCCAGTGCTCGACGACGACCGACGCACGCAGCGGGCGAACCGGAAGCGGCGAGCGGCTCGCAAGCGCAAGAGGGGCTGGGCATGAACGGCGCCATCCCTTGGCTGGCGTCAACGTTTTTCCTCGCAGGCGTGCTCGTTGGCATTGGGCTCGTGTTGTTCTACATCCGCAGCATCGACGCGGACTGATCGACGGCACGCAACCGGACGCGGTAGAGTGCGTCCATGACGATCGGCGAGCGACTGCGACGCGAGCGAGTCCGGGCGGGGCTGACTCAGACTGAGCTCGCCGCACGGCTCGGCGTGACGAAGGGGCAGGTGTGGAAGGTCGAGCACGGAGCCCGACCAGCACAAGCTGCGCTGATCGAGCGATGGTCTCGGGAGACGGGTGCCGCATACGCCGATCTCGTTCTTGACGGGCCGCCATTGTTCGACTTGGCGTTCCCAGCCGACGCGGAGGTGATCGATCCGCTCACGGCTCGCCAGATCCTGTATCGACTCCCTGCGCAATGTCGGCGACAGGCGGCAGTCTGGCCCGGTGCTGGTGACGGGGTTCTCCGTCTGCGGGTCCGGGGGTCAGCCTTGCCGACCGCGCTCGATCTCGCCGGCTCCGTTGTCCCTGGGGCGGGTCAGCTTCGCGATCCTGTAGTGACCCCGGTTCGAGCTGCGGAAGCGCTGGCCGTCTGGGTGCGAGCGTCGAGCGAGACCGCGGCGCTTCGACAGGTAGAGGCTCGTCTGGCAGGTGTTGCCGCGCAGGGCCGAATCACGCTCAACTCCATGGGGCGGCTATTCGTGGTCGTTGTCGCGGATCTCGGGGCCCGGGCGTCGGTCCAGCTTCAGGATTTGGTCAAGGAATCGCCTATCGGTTTATTCGTGCCAGCGGGTCTGTAGCGACTCGAAAACAGCAAGATGATCTCAGGGTGAGATACTCGACATAGAACCCGAGCGAGACAAATGCACGCGCGAGGCTGTACCACTTTGGTGTGGATGCCCCGTCGGACACGTTGCCGGAGCGCGACGCGAAGCCCAAGAAGGCCGAGCCGAAGCGTGAGCAGCCGATCAGCGACGAGCGGCCCGTCGACGACACGCCCATCGTGAGGCACGGATGACCGAGCCGCGCTTCGACGCCTTCGCTGTCACGGTCGATCCGACGATCACCGTGCGTGAGGGCGAGTGGGACGGCGCTCGCGCCGAGCAACAGATCTTCGCCTGGGCGACCGGCGAAGACGATGTGGTCGAATGGGCGAAGGCCTCGCGGGGCTTCATCGTCGCGGACCTGGATCCGCCCGCTGGCGAGGGGATCACCCGCGCGAGCTTCAAGCTGCCGATTGCGTACGTCGAGGGCGGCGAGCTGGTCGGCAACGGCAACGCGATCCGCAACGCGCTCGCCCGACTGTCGCAGACGGAGGGGTTGTCGGAGGCGGTCCGAGCCGAGGCCAAGATCAAGCTCGAGGACATGCTCGAGAAGTTGCGAGCAGACCACGAGCGAGCCGACAAGATCGCCGTCCCGGACGAGGCAACGGCCAAGGCGTGGGTGGTCGAGCACTTTCTCGACGA